TGCGAAGAGCCCAATGTGTATGGACCGCCCCAGTTTCGGAAGGGTTATCCCTTCCAAAAGTCCTTGGAGCATTCTGCAAACCCCTCACCAGGGGTAGAAGGATCGCTCCTGGACTGGGCGTGCGATGACTACATAAAGCCTATCTTGGAACGTCTCAAAGATCTCCCGGAACTAATTGCCGAGTGCAAACCGTTGACCCGAATGCAGACCATCTGTGGTATAGCCGGAAGACGATTCATCGACCGCATGGTCGGTTGGTCGTCTGTCGGAATTCCTCTTGGTGGTCCGAAGGAAAACTTTTTCACGAGGTTGGATCCGAAAGATTATCCAGATTTCCCGTGTCCTACAGAGTGTGACGAAATGTTTTGGCGACATGCCGAAGAAATGAAGGAAGCTTATCGCCGAGGCGAGCGAGCTTACCCTATTTTCAAGGCGTGTCTCAAAGATGAAGCTACTCTAAAGACTAAGGATAAAGTCCGTGTGTTTCAGGGAGCCCCAATGGCCCTGCAACTACTAGTTCGCATGTATTTCTTGCCCATTGCTAGAATCCTTTCCGTAATTCCGTTGTTGAGCGAATGCCTTGTTGGCGTAAACGCCACCGGAAGCGAATGGGATCAGCTGGCAAAACACTTGCGAAAGCATGGACCAGACCGAATCCTTGCTGGAGATTATAGCAAGTACGATCTCCGCATGGCTGCCCAACTCATGTTCGCCGCGTTTGCGATCATGATTGCGATTGGCCGATTCTGTGGATACTCCGAAGATGACACTGTCATAATGAAGGGTCTTGCCACAGATATCTGCTATCCTGTCATGGCTTACAATGGCGATATGATACAGCATTTCGGATCAAATCCGTCTGGACACAATCTCACTGTCTACATTAATTCTATTGTGAATTCTCTTCTTTTTCGCTGCTTACAAGCATATTCTTCGTAAGCGTCCCGTGATTCCTCCCTTCCGTGAAGTGGTGGCATTAGGAACGTATGGAGATGATGCTAAGAGCTCCGTGAAAGAAGGGTATGATGAGTTCAATCATATCAGTTATGCCAAATTCCTGGCTGACCGTGATACGATTTTTACCATGCCCGATAAGACGTCAAAACCGACAGAATATATGCGCGATGATGAAGCAGACTTTCTACAAAGACACAACTATTTCAACCAAGACCTTGGAGTGGAAGTTGGTGTCCTCGCAGACAGTTCTATCTTTAAATCATTGCACGCAGTGCTGAGATCTAAGCACGAGACACCCCAACAGCAGGCTATGAACAATATAGGCGGAGCACTCCGCGAATGGTTCTATGCTGGAAGGGAAGTTTTCGAGAAAAGAAAAGCTCAAATGAAAGTTGTTGC